GTAACCAGTCGTGGCTACAGCAATACCAATAACATCACCATTACCTATAACAGAGCCAGATCCTTTTTCTTTTAGATCAGGGTCTTTTGTTTCTAAGTCAATTGCTATTTCTTCTACTTGTCTAAGATCTGGAAACTCTGTAGGAATATTCCATTCTGTTTGTGCTTCAAACTTAGGTATTCTCATTGCTATCCTTTTTTAATGTAAATCCTGGTGGCAGGGGTTTTGTGGTAGTGTCTTCTGAATAATCTCTTTCAATAATCATTTCTATAAAGTGTATTGCCTTTTCTAGATCTTGCTTTTTTCCTTTCAAACGATGTCTACAAATGTATTTTATAGCACATCCTTCCGGGAATAAAAGCTCATTCTCGACTACAAACTTACTGGGCTGAATCTTAAAATGTCTGTAGTGAGATCCTGCAATTTGTTTATCCCAAACTTTCGACGTCATAACTTCTCTCCTTATTTTTTCCTGCAATGAAATACAGATTTTGTTTTGCTCGAGTTACCCCAACATACCAAACCCTATGTTCCTCATCTTGCTTCTCTATGCTTCTTTGTAATGATTCTAAAGTACGTTTGGACATATCTAATACCAGTAAAACATTATCAGCCTCCCCACCTTTTGCTGCATGTATGGTAGATAATTTAACTCTTGGTTTATTGCTTAACGGTTCTTTCCTTTCTAACATCTTTCTTATGTATAGGCTGTCATCCATATCTAGTTGTAACAACTCATACCATTTTAAATCTTTATCTATCTCCTCTATAGTTATGTACTCTGTATATTCTAGAATATCTTTAATCTCAGCTTCGTTTAACTCTTCACCTTTTACATAGCGTGTCCAATTAATTATGGTCTTATACAATTTTTCAGAAAAACTTTTCTTGTTTTTGTATTCATAATAAATACCCATGGATTGTAAGTCCGGCATTAGATTAATTAATCTGTAATTTGTTCTTGCTAATATTAACCAGTTGCCGTCTTGTATTGGTATCTCTTGTAAAGAATAAGATTCAGGATATATGTTGCCTGTTTCTTTACGTGGCTGCCATGTTTTAAGTATTCGTCTCTCATTAGGTATACGATCTAATATTTTATTGGCTATCGATTGTATGCTTTGTGGAACACGATAGGACTTTGGTAACACCCGTTCCTTACCAGGTTCTTTTTGAAATCGTGCTACATCGGCTCCAGCCCAACCATAAATAGCTTGATCATCATCACCAGCTAAAATAACATGTTTAGATTTATTTTTTATTTCATCATACATTTTCCATTGTATAGGTGATAGATCCTGTGCTTCATCTATAAACACAACATCAAACGTTGGGCATAATTCATCTGCACGAGATATAAATTTTTCTATCATGTCGTTGAAGTCAACTAATTTAAAAGCCTCCTTTCTGTTGTCTAGCTCTAATTTTAGGATCTTTACAATCTCAAAGTCTAGATCTTCAGAATACATATTGCTGTTAAACTCTTCTTCGATCGATAGGTTTTTTATTTTAGCTGCAGAGATAAGTTTAAAATATTCACTGTTTGAATCTATAAAACCTGTGCTGTCTTCACCATTTGAGAATACAGATACTTCAATACCTACTTCTCTTCCTATGGCTGCATAGTCTTCATTCTGCATTACGTTACTTTTTTTCATACCCAAAAGATTAAATGCAAATGAATGTAATGTTTGAAAGTAGGGTAAGTCTTTATCTTCTAGCTCTGGGTGTTTATCTAACATTCGTCCTCTTGCCTCGCCTGCAGCTTTTTTAGTAAAAGCAAAGTAACCTATTCTGTGTAGTGGTGTACCAAACTTAGCCAGTGTTCTTACATAATGTAATAATTTTGTTGTCTTACCTGTACCAGGAGGACCCAATATCTTTCTAATCATATAATCTCCTTATCGTAATTAATTTTATTGTGTAAAATTTTTACGCTTTTAAATTTTTCAAGAGATATCTTAATTAAATGTTTTGTTGGTGTATTGTATTCACCTTTCTTTTGTGATGGGAATCTCTTCTCTTCAATAAATTCTATATTGCAATCTTTATAGAACTCTTGTATCATTACGCCCGTTTTATCTTCAGGATACTTCCATCCATTATTCTTTAGCTTGTTATAGAAGTTAGCAAATTTAAAATAAGCAAACTCATCATCAATTAATACACCACCAGATTTAAAACTAACGTCGTTCTGTGCTCTTGCTCCATTTATCTTTTGATGTAATTGATCATGTAATTTTTCTTTTGGCGTTGTGCCTATTGGTGGATCTTGTACTGTCAGTGTTCTGTAAAGATCTTCCAAAACTTTTTGATCATCGTTAGACTTAATCATAGGTGGTGGAAAACCTGCGTACTTTGATATGGCGTTACGTCTTTTTCTCTGATCGTTAACGTGCTCCACGTTTCGACAATGCACTGTTCGTACATCTTCACCATCGGGTAGAGTAACATCAAACGTGTATTCTGCATCCGGTTCTAAATCAATCTTGACTAAATTAGTAAGGATTGGATAGCTACCTTTAGATCCACACAGCACACCAAACTTTCTTTTTACACAGATACCTTTTTTACAATAATCACTGATAGGACTCTGTGTGCAGGTGTATCCTTTGTATGTATCTCGCCATGATTTTAGTTTAGCCTTTAATTTATTTTTATCCCATGCGTGTGCATTGGCACCTGAAAAAAATTTAACGGGTGCATCCATAACCATCTGCTCCCAGTTCTCTTCATACTTTAATTTTACAAAGACATGATAGTTATAAAGAAATCTATCTTTGCCATCGAAACCATCTTCTTTGGTTAGTTTAGATAGTTCAGCTAAACATGGTGGACCCTCTCTAAATATATCATCAACACCTTGCATAGCTACCGCGTCAATGCTATCCGTTATTTTTTTAAGACCGTCCTCTGCTACAAGATTAGCCTCCACAACTTTAATAAACTCTTCAAAAGAAAATTTAGTTCCATCTACATTTAAAGCTATTCTTTCTGACTTTTTAAAATAAGGTAGGTTAATAAAATTACCCTTACTTATTTTTCCTGTTTCAGAATCTTTTACGAGTCGAGTTTGTTTTGGAAATATCTCTGTGTCGTATTTTAATTTAAATAGTGGCAATAGATTGCTTAAAAAAGATCTTAAGACCGTTGCGCTGATAAAATCTTTTAAGAAAATGTAAAGATGCATACCACCGCTTTTAGATAGGACAGGTATTAATGGTAAATCAAACTTCTGTATTGTGTCGAAAAACTTTTTACGGTCGTACTTCTCATAATCTTTGAAGTCGACATCGATAGCACCAAACCTTGCTAGTCCATCCTTAGTACAAGGTTGGATACCAATCGACCTTTCTCCAGCCAAGTGTTCGTTGTAGACTTGGTCTGTTATATCCTCATCGTTCCAACGATAACTTGGTTTCTGCTTTTTAGTAATGGGATCTATCTCAAGGCGACTCATGTCGGCTTGACCATACGCAAGATCATAACCAGCGAAATATTTAGAAAATAAATTATCCATAATTATTTAAAGGGCGGATCCAGTCTCCCATCACCGCCCTTTCTTCCAACGAGGGAAGTCCTAAATAATCGAATCTTTCTCTGCTGATTCATTTCCATGTTTGACTTTTACTTGTCCTTTGGAAATGTTTTCAGAGAACGCTTTCGCTTGTTGATAAAGAGCTGCGTCTTCTATTGGACCCACCTTATTAACTTTCCAACCAAACCAAGTGCCCTTATCATTTGACATTTGAGTTGTTGCTAGATTGTAAATATGACTAAATGCAGGTGGTTGATAGAGATTACCACTCTTACCTTTTAGTCTTAGGCTTGACAACATTGAGTTCCAATTTCTACTAACTTTTAGTTGTGTAGATTTCATTGTAATCAACGCTGTACATGGGCTGTCACCAGTTACAATTACATAATGACTCGCAGTTTTTTCTACGTAATTACCGTTTGGTAATCTGTCTTTATAATTTGCATCCGGTTTTGTTTTACTGATTATGTCAGATGTAGATGGGTGTACCGTTACTGGCGCACCAGAACCTTCACCTCTATCTTTCCACTCAACATACTCAAGTTTATAAAAACAAGGTATAAGATTGATACCCTTCTCACCATCAAAGAGTTGATGGGATACAGAGTTATATATCATACCTGGTTCTGCACCTTCGACATACTTACCATCCCTTTTGTTTACTTCGGGAGATAATTGTCCAAGGATTTTCAAAAAAGGCAGCGCTAGATCTTCTTGACCTAACGTACCTAAACCTTTTCCAGCGTCCTGTTCCATTACATTGGCAGGTAGGCTAGCAGTTTTTTTTGTTACGTTTCCTGTTTCCATATTATTTGTTCCTTGTTATTTTAGTTCTGTTGCCTGAGAACACGTTAAACAAGTCCGCTGGCATATCCTGTCCAGCTTCGATACGCTCGCGAACTAGTGCTTTAAGTGTCATAGGTTCGACCTTTAGTTTCTGGACAGGTTCGTACCCTTGACCTTGCGCAAGGACAGCATATTGCTGTGCCTTGTTATCTTCGTCACGACCAAAGGCAACGGTTATCTCATTTTTGATAAGATCACCTAAGCCGTGCTCACGAAGCCATTTAAATGCTTCTTCCTTCTTTGCAATAGGAATAGAAGCACCGTAGACCGGTTTAACCTCAACAGCTGAACCGTCTGCTAATTTAAGAGATGAGATGTTCATTTCCTGCATGATGGTAGGAATTACCTCACCCGAAACTTTATCTGCCTCTCGCTTTTTATCTTTTAGTTGAATCTCTAGATCTTTTATTTGATCCTCTAAAGATTGCAATCTAACGACCTGTGTTGATAGCTCACCTGCATTATCTGCAGAAGCCAGGTCTTTTGTTTTGTCTTGTTCGAAGTCTATACTATTCATTAATTTCTCCTTTCTCATATAAATTGATTTCAATTGGATAGTATCTTTTTTCTTGTTTGTCCCACTTTAACAAATTGAATTTACCATTTGTTAATTCTGATATGATAGAACAGGCTACACCTATTATTGCAGGGTCCCCTGTAAGCAACACATAATCAGTGGGTCTATAATCTCTCAACAACTTCCTTAATTTAAAAATTAATGGACCTGGTGAAAAAATTATTTGTGAAAGTTCTGGTAGTAGAAATTCTAACTTACCATACTGCGAGGCACCCATAATATTAAACTTAGGACGACCATCCCTGGTCCCCGCTACTTCTTGCAATACATATACTTTAGGTACACGTACCTGTTTAACACTTGAATAATCCTGCTTTCTGTCGTCTTTCATACTTGACATTAATAAACTATATAGTATCAATGTCAATAGAAAGATGAATTACAAATTTAAGACAAAACCGTATGCGCATCAGCTTAAGGCTTTAGAACTGTCTTGGGACAAAGAATTTTTTGCGTACTTTATGGAGATGGGTACTGGAAAATCTAAAGTATTAATAGATAATATAGCTATGCTTTATGACAAGGGTAAGATAGATGGTGCCTTAATTGTGGCACCTAAAGGTGTAGTGGGTACTTGGTATTTAAATCAGGTTCCTGATCATTTACCGGATCATATTGAAAAAACTAATGTATTGTGGAAAGCTACAATAACCAAGAAGCAGAAACAAAGATTATCTAGTTTATTTGAAACTAATGAAAAGCTACATATTTTAATTATGAATGTAGAATCTTTTTCTACAACAAAGGGTTGTGAGTTTGCTCGTAAGTTTTTAAACAGTCACAGAACCTTGTTGGCTATCGATGAATCTACAACGATTAAAAATCCGGATGCGAAAAGAACTAAGAACATATGTGAACTTGCTAAATTAAGTAGGTATAGAAGAATACTAACAGGATCACCTGTAACTAAATCACCATTAGATTTATACAAACAATGTGATTTCTTATTAGAGGAATTACTAGGTCATGGATCTTATTATACATTTAGAACAAGATACGCGATTATGAAAACGGCAAATTTTGGTGGACGATCTGTTCAAATTGTGGTGGGTTATCGTAACCTAGGCGAGTTGTCAGAGAAACTCAAACCTTTTTCTTATCGTGTCTTGAAAGACGATTGTTTAGATTTACCCGATAAAATATTTATGAAACGGGTTGTGCAGTTATCACCAGACCAACAGAAAGTTTACAGACAAATGAAACAACTTGCACTAGCAGAACTTAACGGCAAGACTATGTCTACAGCTACAGTATTAACACAGCTGATGAGATTACATCAAATTACTTGTGGCCACTTCACATCGGACGATGGCACAGTTCAAGAACTTAAATCTAATCGTTTAGAAGAACTTATGGATGTGCTTGAAGAGATGGAAGGTAAGGTTATTATTTGGGCCCACTATCAATACGATGTTGAATCTATTGTAAAAGCAATACGTAAACGATATGGAAATAATTCTGCTGTCGATTACTATGGACGTACAAGACCGGAGCATCGACAATCTAATATTGAAAGTTTTCAAAATAAAGATGAGTGTAGATTCTTTGTAGGCACTCCAGCTACAGGTGGGTATGGTATTACACTAACCCAGGCTAGTAATGTAGTTTATTATTCTAACGGTTACGATCTTGAAAAACGTATGCAATCGGAAGATAGAGCGCACAGAAT